TAAAGTGCTAGGGGAACGAAACAAAAGGTAACCGGCATGGCCCAACAGGTTTTACAAATTCAAGGTATCCAAGAAGCCTTAGCCGAACTAAACAAAATTGACCCGTCCTACAGGCGCCGAATTACTAAACGCATTAGTAATTCAGGTCAACGAATGTTGGTCGAAGCTCGCAGCATGGTTGCCCATTTTGACAACAGCAAAGGCAACGGCGCCCCGCTTTCCGGCATGGTTCGAGGCAACCTAGTAAAAGGCCGCGAAACCAGTTGGCGAACCGATCAAGTACAAGCCGGCTACAAAATTAAGGTTGGTGTACGCCCAAGCCGTGAGCGGTACGTGAACTTTGACCGCGGCGGTTACACCCAACAAGTTGTATTTGGTGCCAAGCCATACCGGCTTATGGTTGTGCAATCCAATGACCCTGCCGGCGTAATTTATGACCATGCAGGCCGTAACAAAAGCAGCCTTTTTGTTACCAACCTAAACGCGCAAGAAGGCGGTCAACCGCGTGTTATTGACAAAGCGGTAGAAAACAACCGCCCGGCAGTCGAGCAAGACGTTTTGCTAGTCATTGAGGACGTCATGCAAAGGACTAACCGCAATCTAAAAAGCAGGGTCCGCTAATGGCAATTAACATTCCGATTATTACCACGTTTGTAAATACGGGTATTCAAGCCGCCGACAAACAACTAAAGAAATTCGGCACTAGTTCTAAAAACGTTGCTAGTGCGGTTGGCGGTTTAAGCCTGGCATTTGGCACCGTGCAACAAGTGTTGGGGCCTGCAATTACTGCAGCTTCAAACATGCAGGAAAGCATGTCAAAAGTAAACGTTATTTTTGGCAAAGGCGCTAAAGACGTAGAAAACTTTGCAGCTTCGGCCGCTCGATCTATGGGCCAATCCAAGCAAGCCGTGTTGGACGCTGCCGGGGCTTTCGGCACGTTCGGTAAAGCTGCCGGGTTAGTTGGTCAAGACCTAGCGGTATTTAGTAACGACTTCACCCAACTTGCTTCGGACCTTGCTTCGTTTAACAACACAAGCCCAGAGGAAGCTGTACAAGCAATTGGCGCCGCGCTACGTGGCGAAGCCGAACCTTTGCGCCGTTTTGGTGTTTTGCTTAACGACGCCACGCTAAAACAAGAAGCGTTAACCCTTGGCATTTACGACGGCAAAGGCGCGCTCACCGCTCAACAAAAAATTTTGGCCGCGCAATCTGCCATTTACAAACAGACTGGCGACGCCCAAGGCGACTTTTTACGCACAAGCGACGGGCTAGCAAACAGCCAACGAACCTTGCGCGCAGAATTCGCAAACGTGCAAGTTCAATTGGGCCAAAAATTGTTGCCGGCAATGCAGGACTTCACCCAAGCATTGTTGAGCATTACTGATTGGGTTCGACGTAACCCCGAAACTTTTAACGTCATTGGTAAAGGTTTAAGCATTATTGCCGAACAAGCCTTGAAAGCGTCTAGTCGCGTTTTTGCTTTCGGCCTTGACCTAGCAAAATTCATTGGCAACACAGTCGAAGCCGAAAAGGTAACCGGGGCTTGGAACCAACAACTTGGCGTTTCTGCAGCTCAACAAATGCGAAACGCCGACGCGGCCGGCATTTTTAACCGATCTTTGAAAGGCACAACTGAGGAAACTGGCGGGGCAACCAAAGAGCTAAACAAACTTTACGACGTCTTAAAAGACAAATTAGGCGACGCGTTACAAACCGCTAAAGACGACCTAAACGACGCCCGCGACGCTTTTAACGACTTTGGCAATAATGTGGCCGACGGCATAAAAAATGCGTTTAGTTTTACCGACGCCAAAGACGCAGGCGACGAAACAGGGGCAGGTTTTCTAGCCGGGCTTAAAGATCAAGTTGCAGGGGTCAAGCAGTACGCCGACAACGTTGATTTGCTACTTAAGCGTGGATTGTCACTAGACGCGTTACAAGCCGTTTTAGACGCAGGCGGGCAAGCAGGCGCAGCAATCGCCGCCGAACTGGTTGCAGGCGGTCAGGAAGCGATTACAGGCCCTAACGGGGTTAACGCGCTGGTAGCCACCGTTCAAAGCGTCGCGGACAAACTAGGGCTAGACAGCGCAAGCCGTTTCTACCAAGCCGGTGTAGATCAGGGCAACGCCCTTGTTGCTGGGTTGGAAAGCGTTTTAGCAAAATATGAAAAGATTTTGAAAAACCCAAATTTGAGCACCAAACGCTTAAACGCCCTTTTAGAGCAAGCACAAACAGACATTGCTTTTACACAGATTACGGCAGGTCAACCCGTTGCTATACCGGCACCTAGCGCTTCGAGCATGGCAAGCGTCGCCGAACACAAAGCAATGCGTGGCAGTAGTGCACCAATTACCGTAAACGTTAATGGTGGCATGGCAACAAGCGCCGAAATTGGTCGCGTAGTAGCCGACAGCCTTAAAGCCTTTACCCGCCAAAACGGCCCGCTTGAAGTGCCTACGGTTGGTTACAGGTAATGCCAGGAAGTGCAATAACCCAAGCCGGCAATTACAGCCTTTTAATTGACACCGGTTACGACGTTGGCAGTTTCGTACTTGACAGCGACATTAAAGGATTGCTCGACGGTTCATTTCCGTTGGGTCCAACAACAGATTTTGCCGACGTAACAGCAAGCACTACGCAAATAAACATTCGGCGCGGGCGTCGCGACATTGGCGACCAATTCGCAGCAGGAACAATGACTTTTACCATTAACGACGTGGACGGTGTTTTTAACCCGTTTGACGATAACGGCCCGTATTACAACACCCCGGAAGCGTTGCCCGGCCTTGCCCCAATGCGCGCCGTGGAACTAATCCGTTATGACAGCTCAAACGATCCCGAATACTTGTACCGGGGCCGAATTTTAAATTATGACTACAACTTTGCTTTAGACGGCATAGACACCGTTACCGTTTATTGTTCAGACAACTTTTATTTGTTAAGCCAAACGTTTATGGACGAACTCAACGTTGGTGTTGAAACGTCAGGCGAACGCATAGAAACGGTTTTAGACTTGCCGGAAGTCAATTACCCAACTGGCGCCGCTCGAAACATTGACACCGGCACCGTAGACCTAGGCCACGACGCCGCATATACCGTGCCGGCCGGTACAAACGTTTTGCAATACCTTTTACAAATAAACCAAACCGCAGAATTTGGCCGTTTTTTTGTGTCGCGCGACGGGGTTTTAACCTTTACCCCGCGTGTGGGAACAACCCTTAGCGGTCCCGTAATTGACTTTATGGACGACGGAACGGGCGTACCGTACACAAATTTGGGCATAACCTTTGAAGCGGACAGCGTAACCAACCGCGTGTACATAGAAACTTTGGACGGCAAAACAAGCACTGCCGACGATCTGCCAAGCCAAGCCCAATTTTTTGTGCAAACAAACAGCATTACAAACAGCCTTTTACACGTACAAGGGCAAATTGACACCGCAGCAACCTACCTTTTAAACGGCACCCCGGAAGCGCGCTACAACAGCGTTGAAACCGTATTTGGTGCCCTTACCAACGCTCAACGCGACACCGTGGCAACCGTTGACGTTTCGGACACGATCAGCATTACCCGCACATTTGTTACAGGGTCCACAACAACCACATTGGCCCAAGAGCTTTCAGTCGAGGGCGTCGAACACAGCATTACTTTGGACGGCCACCGGGTCAGTTTGTTTACAAGCCCTACCACAATTGTTTATGAACTAATACTTGACAACCCGGTAACAGGAATTATTGACGCGCTAAACGTCCTTGGGTGATCTAGGCTAAAAGCATGGGCGCGAACGCACAAATAGCAGTACCAAGTTTTACAGCCGGGCAGGTGTTGACCGCGGCGCAACAAACGCAAATAAATACGGGCATACCAGTTTTTGCAACGACCGTTACGCGTGACGCCGCTTTTGGTGGCACCGGTGAAAAAGTACTTGCACAAGGTCAATACGCTTATATTGAGGCAACTAGCACTTTGCAGGTTTACACCGGTAGTGCATGGGTAACGGCTGGCGGTGGGCTTACGTACATTACGCAGGCAACACCTAGCGCCGTCGCAACCGTGTCTGTAAATAACTGTTTTACAAGCCTTTATTCTAATTACCTTATAACTTTTAATGTAACGGCTGGTGTTGGCGCGGAAGGCTCTTTTACTTTTAGATTGCGGGCAAGCGGAACAGATGCAACAACAAATTACAATTCAAGCCGCATAGCAGGCGCCGGCGGTGCAGTTTCCTCTACTGCAAACCCAGACGGAACCGATGAATGGTCATTAGGCGCTTTCAATCCTGCAGCTTCAACAACTTACAGCAACACAATGAATGTTTTTGCACCACAATTAACACAAGCAACAAACTACAACGCAATCGCTGGTTTAAATATCGGCGGCGGCAATTTTGCGCAATATATTTTGGGCGGTACAAATACAAATGCGACAGCTTACGACGGATTTACCGTAACTATTGCCGGAACAAGTTTTACGGGCACTATTCGCGTGTACGGATACCAAAATAGTTAGGTGATTTATGGCTGACAAATTAGAACTAGACGCACAAACAGGCGAATTGGTAGAGCGTGACTACACAGCCGACGAACAAGCACAGCGCAAAAAAGATTTAGCCAAATATGTTGCACTTGCTGAAGCCGACAAAGCACGCGCCAAAGCCAAAGCCGAAGTAATTGCAAAACTTGGGCTAACAGCAGACGAAGTAGCCGCGCTACTGTCTTAATGAAATGGCGTTACATGATTGGGTACGCGCTTTTAATCGCGGTAGTAGTTTGGGGTTGTAGTGGTTGCACAGTTTCTAAAACGAATATCGAGTACCAATGCTTTACAAAGGCCGCATGTGAATAAAACACCCGAACAACACCACGCTTCACTAATTGTTTTTGTTGGCCGTCTAATGGCCTTGTGTTTTACCTTTACGGTCATGGCGTTTATTTACGGCATTTTGTTTGTAGATCAGCCAACCGAACAGGCACCAACCGACGCGCAACTAATTGACCTTTTAAGCACGTTGCTAGTTTTTCTTACTGGCACACTAAGCGGACTGGTTGCTTCAAATGGACTTAAAAGCAAGCCAGGAACACCAAGCGACCAATGATCGCTAAAGCCAAACCCGGTGTTGTTGGTGCGCGCGACTACATAGGTAACAGCGACGGCCCCGCAGCTGGTAAACGTGCCGGCACCGAGGAATGGGTAAGGCAAGCTGCCAAGTATTCAAACGGCGCGCTTTGGAACAATGGCACATACGGCCAACGTGACGTTCGCTCAAAGCCGGGCACATTGTCAGTACATGCAACGGGTCGCGCAATGGATTTGTCTTACCGCAAAATGGACACAAAAGGCATTAAAGAAGGTCGCGCAGTATCCAAAGTTTTTATTGACAAAGTGCTAGCAAATGCAAATGCTTTTGGCGTACAAATGGTCATTGATTACTTCAGCAAACCTTGGGGCGCGTCGTGGCGTTGTGATCGTCAAGCGTGGAAAGTGTACGAAACAAAAACCGTGTCAGGCGCACCCGGTGGCGATTGGTGGCACATAGAACTAAGCCCAGCGTTTGCCGATAACCCGGACGCCGTAAAAGCCATATTTGAAGCGACATTTGGGGTATCCACAACCGCGTAACAATCGTTGGCTAGGGTTTTTGCACCGACGGAAAGCCTAAACCTATGACAGAGCCGCAAACCTTTATTTACGAGTGTTACATAACAACCCTTGAAACAGGGCAGCAAGTTATGGTGCAACTATTCCGCGACGTAGACACCTTTGATTGCTTACACGCACAAATTGCTTTTAAAACCCCCGTGCACGGCACTTGGGGCACCCCCTACCAATTGGAAAGGCGCTAACCAATGTTTACCCACAGAATTTACACAGCTTTATTGGCCTTAGTTTTAGGCGTTTTGATCGCTTTTGGGTTAAGTAATGCACAGGCCACCGCGCCAACCCCACAAGTCGTAATTGCTTCGCTACCGCCAACGACTACAACTACAACTACAATGCCCGCATTGGTCACTACGTGCTCGCAGGTGGCGACTTTGGCCGTTGCCGAGGGATTACCGCAGGCCGAACTAGAAACCGCGTTACGGGTCGCTGTTCGTGAAAGCCGCTGCACAAGTGACGCTTTCAACCCCCACGACACAATGGGCGGGTCAGCTGGGATTTACCAAGTTAATTTCTTTTGGTGCAAACCCTCGACGTACTGGCCTACCGGCTGGTTGCAAGCACAAGGCATTTTGCAAACGTGCGACGAACTATTTGACCCTGTAACAAACACCAAAGCCATGGTTGCCATTTGGCACAACAGCGGTTGGCTACCATGGAAAACAGCAAACTAAACAAAGGACCCGACACATGCAAGACCCGACACAAAACGCCCTGCAAAGGCACGAAACAGTAATAAAAAACTTGTTAGACGAAATATGCAGGCCTGCACACATTCCGTACAAACCAAAACACGCCGACTTGATCGCCCGGCTAAAACATTTGGCCGTTGACCTAGACCTAAGCGGAAACACAACCGATTGGCAAACCGTAAGCGAAGCAATTGAAGCGCTTGGCGGGTGACATGCCACAAATTGCGCTAACCCAAAACGAAATTGACTACGCCTACGCCGTTGCACGTTTACGCATAGATTGGTGCGACGCGCGCGGTGCAAAACACAACTACGGGCTAACCCCAGCGGACAGCCTTAAGGCAATGAAAATAGGCTGCATTGGTGAGTTTGCTGTAGCCAAATACTTGCAGCTTGCCTGGGGTTTTGAGCCGTACAACAAAAACGCTAGCGACGTTGCCGGCTACGAAGTAAGAAGCACATTGCGGGCTAACGGTTGTTTGCTTACCCATGAGTGCGACAAACCCGCAATATACATTTTGGCAACACTTGACGCCGACACACGCACGGTAAGCCTTCGAGGTTGGCAAACGTTGTACGAAACATGGCACCCAACACGTTGGGCAACCAACATGCCGGCACCGTGTTTTATGACGCCACAAAGTTTGTTACACCCAATGGATACGTTGCCCGCAGCAATTTAAACCCGACATTAAGGACCCGACACATGGCTTTTAGCATTGACAATTATGTAGACGTACCGACCCGCTTGAATGAAGCGTTAAAGCGTTGGCCGAACCTTCGAATACAGGAAACAAGCGCCGAAGTAGTGACTATGCCGGACGGCAGCACGTTTTACCGTTGCACCGTGACCGTTTGGCGCGACGAAACAGACCCGTTGCCAAGCATTGCTACAGCTGCCGAACCGTACCCCGGCAAAACCCCTTACACAAAGAACAGCGAATTTATGGTTGGCATGACTAGCGCGCTGGGCCGTGCCCTTGGGTATATGGGTTGTGGCGTAAGCAAAGCCATTGCAAGCAAAAACGAAGTACAAGCGCGCCAAGACCAACCAACAGAAACAGACGCTCGACCCGCCAAGGCCTACCCGAAACAGGCAAGCCAAAAACAGGTGTACTTCATAAAGTCCTTGGCCAAAGGCGCCGGCTTTGACGAAGCAGCGTTGCACGACTACATAGCCGTAACACTAAACAGCGACGCGGTGACGCTTGAAACGTTAAACCCCGATCAGGCCACACAGGTAATTGACGCAATGAAAAAACTTCCTAGCAGTAAGGGCGAATAGTGGCACAAAAACTAATAAACGTCATTCAGGGATTGCCCGAAGGTTATTTCAATGCGGTGTTTACCATGCGCCAATGGGTGCCAGAAACGCAAATACACCAACTACTAACCCACCTAAAAGCCAAAGACATTGCCGCATTAAAAGCAGACGTGAACGAAATAGCGCGATTTAACCCCCCAGCGCTTGAAATGAAAGCGTTGTTGGATTTTATTGTGCGCGATCTAAAAGCACCGCAAAGGTATTAACTATGGACTTGGCACAACAGTTAGAACTACTTGCGCGCATGGTGCGCTTAATTGAGGAAATGCAAAACAGCGCGGACTACTTAGGCAAACAAGACGTTGTAGCTCATTTGCGTTGGTCCACCGAACATTTGTCGCGTGAAATTTGGGCGCGCACAATACACAAGGATTACGCCACCAATGGCAATGCTTGAAGCCCAGTTCAAAAACACGGTCATAGATATCGCTACACGGTACGGCTGGTTAGTACACCATGACTTGCCGGCAATGAACAGGCGCGGCAAATGGGCGACACACATTCAAGGCGACGCAGGTTTTCCCGATCTAGTACTTGTTAACAAACGCGGTGTGCTAGTTTTCGCCGAACTAAAAACAGACATTGGGATAGTGCATAAGAAGCAAGAAGCATGGTTGGACAGGCTCGAACAGTCGGGTGCAATAGTCCAGGTATGGCGACCTAACCAGTTGCCTGTAATCATTAAGTTTCTAGCTTGCGCGTAAGCGCTCGACTAGCCAAGCCCTAAGCCCGTTGCACGGCAGTTGGGAACATACGGCAACGTAGGTAGTGCGCTATGCCCGCAATCATGCGCGACGAAATGACCGGGCCAATAGCGCGGCAGCCTGTAAACATAATCAGGCGTAAGTAAGTGGGTACGGGTTA